TAGGGTTAACACTTGCTTTGTACAGTGTATCACGCTGAGCTTTCGTTGGAGTCCATGCGAGAGCAGTGATTCCAAGATACTGACCGCGGCGTGAACCAGCTGGTGAGAACCATGGTGCACGATCGAGATCAGTTGCAGCCATGATACCAGCAGTTGACGAAGCAGCTGGGATGTTGATGTACTGGTCGTTGTACTTGTCATAAACCTTCAAGAAGTTCGCATCTGCAACGAGATACGAAGAGTTCGTCAAGGTTGCTGCAGTATCAACGACATTGGTTGTGATAGTTGCGGCATCGGTCAGACCAATGACATCGCTACGAGCTGGTGATGCAGTCACAACGCAATCTTTTCTTAGAGATTGGGCTGTTGATACCAAGTCATTTACGATAGTTGTTTGATCAACACGTGCAACCATACTTGGAGCAATCAAGAAGTCAACTTCAACGATGTCTTTATCTTCGAAGAGGTCATAACCGTTCAGCATCTCGGTAGTACCAAGGATCGCTGAGTTTACACCGCTATCAAAGTTATAAGGATGGGCTGTTGGAGATGTCAACTGATAATCACTACCAGAAATAGCTGGCTGACCGTGTGCTGTAGAAGCAGTACCAGTCTTAAAGTCAGCATCAAAATCTACCATGTAGACATATTTTGATCTGGTGTTGAGGATGTCTAGCACGTAGTTTGTACTACCATCAGCTGTCTTAGCGTTTGATGCACCTGAAACGAAAGGATAAGTTTCGAGAACTGTACCTCTTGTACCAGTCAATATGCCTTCTTGATCGATGACTACGACGTGCATTTCATCATTTGCCGCATTTACACCTGTTGCAAAATCTGATGTACCAGGAGCTCCATCAAAACTTGGTGCATATGCCCAATTTGTGAAGCGACCAGCAGAATCAACCGCTGGAAGGATTTCAACAGAGATACTGTTGCCTAACTCGCCTGGATAACGAGCTACGAATGTGTGTGCGTCTGAGTCCAAAGCAGTTTTTTGGATATCAAACTCATCTTCGTTCTTCACAAAAGGAGCAACAAAACTCGGTGGTCTTGCGCCTTGTGCTTGAACGGAATAAGCATTTTTAGCAGCTGCAGTTGCTTCGCGAGCCACAAGCAAAGAGCTTGAGTAGCGAAGGAAGTAGTTAGCTGAATGCCAGTCAATGGTGTTGTCCGAATCAGGTGTAGCGAAATTACTAACGAGCTCTGCTTCATTAGCGATTGCTACTCTTTTCCCGACTGGGCCCCACCGAAAATTACCTACAATTGCGCCAGTAGTTGACTGCACGTTAGGAACGCCACCAGTCAGATCTATTTCTTTGACTACAACCGCTGGTGATTCAGACGGTGTTGAGAGTGCCATTTTTTTATCTTCCTTATTTGAAATTATATGATATCATAATACGAACAGTCAAATACAGTGTTATTTATAACTTTAGAGATTTGGATCGTATTCGATGGCCCACTCAGTGCCTCTTTCATTGGTTTCTATTTCATTTATATAATCAGAGCCATCATCAACGAAGCCGAATGGCACTACATCTTCATCAATCTCTCGCATTCGCTGAGCAAACATCATCTCTTTCATGTTGATATCTGTCATATCAGTAAAGTAACCACCAGTGGTGAAGTAACCAAACATCACTAGATTCATCATCAAATCATCATGATTACCATCAGAAGCTTCATATGATTGACCTTTTGCCTCAAAGGTTGATATCTCTATGATAGTCTGATCATCTACGATATCTAATTTATGTGTTTCAAGTATATCCTTGATCGCAGAACAACCTAACCTCTTTGTCTTCCGTGTAATCTCAATGCCAAGGGCGTTTGCTTTGATAGCTGACTCTACATGGACATTTTCGTATTCTAGGTCATGCCATAACCCATTACATACTACTGTGCCTTGGTCATTTGACTCTACCACAACATATGCATCATTGTAGACTTTTGCATATTTATAGATAATGTTAGGGAAGAGTAATGGAGAGATAGTGTTGTTGCGATATACAGCAACCTGTGCAAACGGGGACACGCTAATATCGATTACCGTAAAAGTTGAAAAGTCCTGACCTCTTCCCTTACTTACATCAACAGTCATGATGTAAGAATGTTTTTTCTCTGTCTCTTGATATATCTTTAGACAACCACCTTCAAGTGTCCTGATTGGATCTTTAGCTCTGAGTCCCATCAAACACTCTGCGTTAATGAGTGTATCACCTGTTCCGAAGAATGTATTTCCAAATTCCTGATCAAACTGTAACTTGCTTGTATTTGCTATGGTCTCTTGCATCCATTGCTGATCACGACCAGGTACATCCCACCAATCAACTCTAAATGACTTGAATTGGTTTATTCTTTGGACAGCTCCTTCCCAAATTTTGTGAAATTGATTACCAATGCCGTTAGCTGTTGATGTAATGATAACCTTAGTGTCTTTACCAGCAGATACGACCGGGTATGTCGAAGTATAAAACTCGGAAGCACGTTCAACAAAAGCAAACTCATCAAGATAAAGTAGGTTAACAGACATGCCACGAATAGAGCTACCGGAAGTAGCAGCAGCGATAATACGGGAATTATTACTAAATTCAAGAGATCCTTTATTGACCGCTTTACTACCTGGTTGTAGAAAGAACGGTATGTTCTCAAGCATGAGTGTAATGCGAGATAACATTTCACGCGCAGTAGCGCCTTTATTTGCCAGAATGGCAATCGTTTTTTCAGAATGGAAGAGCGCATACCAGAGTAGGTACGCACAGGCAGAGATTGACTTACCAGATTGACGACACGCGAGAACAATTGAAAACCTATTATCATTAAAGTGGTTAAACATTTCCTTTTGATAAGGATACAGGTCAAAGGACACTAACCCTTTGTCAAGTGCAATAACTTTTACATACTTTTCGGCAAAATATATTGGATTATCCATACACCTCTTATATTCTTTTAAGAGCTGTGGCGTCCATGCTTGTTGAACACCGTCACGTTTGACATTAGGATTCCCTAGGTATGTCTCGTTCTGGTGTGACATCGATTATATCATCTCCATTTTGTAGCATCTTTTGAATATCAGCAGTAGATCCAAGGAATACGTTATTAGTCTGTTGACCAATTTGTGGTTGCTTTGAGTCTTCTTCTGCCTTTTTAAGCAGATCATGCTGTTTCTTGTTCAAATCCATTAGTTTATCGTTTACGTCAGACACATTCTTTATGAGGCCAGCTAAGACTTCATAGGCGCGAGGATGCTCACTCTCGCGAGCAACCTCTACCATGTTTTCGAGTGCATCTTTACCACGTTCGACTAACTCATAATAAGTTTGTCGAGAGTAATCATAGTCGTTTTTTACATTATCTGAAGAATCACTCATAATATTTCCTAATGTGCAATAAATCCAGGAGGAGGAGAATATGTGCAGTTACTACCAGTCTTGATAGTTGCTTCTAACGGTTGAATAACCTCGCCTGCAGAGTCTTGGACATTTGTGGCAAATGAAATTACCCATTCATCATCTTTATATCTTGCTCCAAAATTATTCCACTTATCAATTTCAATTCCTTTACCACCATTACCAGTTCCATCATTCGGGCTAGTATAGTTGTATGGATTAAGATCTACCATAGTAGCAGAATCATCAGGGTGACCCCATGCTCCGTTTAGACCAAAGAAAACTCTACCTGCACCAGACGCATTATAATCAGTGTCATATGCAAGCATATACACATCACCGCTATTGCCTCCTGATCCGTTTATATTAGAGTGTGTACTATTATTCATAAGGTTTGCTTGATATGTGCCACTAACTGATGTATGATCCAGATTTAATGCAGCTAATCTGCCAAGAGCAAACTCTTCAAAATATGCCAAGTTAAATCCAGCTGGTTGAATAACCATATATGAGTTTTCGGCCAAGTTAGATGGATCATTGGCTGGTAGATCTGCATCGAGATGCACTTCTAAATAATATTTACCTTGTTTTAAGGTAGTCGAGTATGCTGATCCATATCGACCAAAAATACTTGGATTAAAATCTCCAATTTCTGGTTTTAAGCTAAAACTTCCATTTGCATTCCACCAATTTTTTGCTGGTGTGACAGCATTAGTTTTTTCGCTAAGCTTCACAAATGATGTTGTCGTTGCATAGTCACTTACAAGGTTGGATTCCATAGTGACTTGTCGTGACATTGTTGGGAAAGTCTTATCAAAAAGTTTTATGATATCAATCTTAGCCGCTAAATCAATGATACTACTTGACCCATAAGGATTGTTGTCGATTTGACCACCAATCTTATCGGCGAAATAGAACGCCATAGAGACTCTAACTCCGTTTTTATAGAATGGCATTTATTCCTCCTTAAGCAATCGTAATAGTAGTGATAGTGATCAGATGATCAGAATCAATACCAGCAGATGTAGTTACAGTATCATATCCGCTCAGAGCATAATCGAATGATGGATTTAACAACAAACCATTTAAATACACTTGAGTAGAATTTGAATCAAAAGCTAAGGTGCGAGAGTTATCATCGGCACCAGTAAAAATTGTATCTCCAGAATCAGCAGTGAAATCAAAACGATTAACCGTAGCAATATGTACTGCTGTTTCTAATGTCTGAACTCGAGTGTCTAAATCGGTGAAGTTACCATCCAATTCGGCATGAGTGAGTTCAGTGCCTTTTGTTGTTCTCAACGTAATTGTCATTTCATTCTCCTAATTCTTGTTACGTCGCAGCAGGCTATATAACAGGCGTGATTGAGGTATTAAACCCGTAATCACTGTCTGCACTTACGCCGATTGGATCAGGTACAACAGATAGTCTTGAAACTTGTATATCTGAGTCTTGTAATCCGTATTCTTTAAAGAAGAGATCAGCATTCACCTCTCTGATAATTGCTGATTCAGCTTCAAGTGGTCCATAATAACTTACCTTCATTTCGAATGTCAATGTATATATGATTGTTCTTCGCGATGCTAAAGCACCATCATAGTCATCAGTAAAATCAACTCCAGTAATAATGATAGGTATATCTTCGACAAACTCTGGATATTTTTCGGCAAATGGTTTAATCGATACTGTGTATTGTGGATTGAATGTTGGTAATATTTGTTCTACAACTTGCAACGCATCATCATGTGACTTTGCATAGACGTTGAAGGTAAACTGAATAGTATAAGGTACAGGTGAATACATCTTAGTACGTTTTGTGACAGCAGAACCAGGCTGAGAAAAGTTACTCAACTTAGTTAATTGTCTTGTCGTATCATACGTGATACCTGAGATCTCAAATGATGCACGTGGTAGCTTGATAGCCACGTTCTCATCAGTTGCCAAATCTGGGTTTTGTCTAATCCTCTCGATATACTTTTCTTTTGGTGCATAGGCAAGAGGCAACTTAATCGTACTGATCACCGCTCCAGATGCATTTTGTCTGAGTACATAGATGTTGTTAAACAGTCTTCCAAATAATGCAACTGCCTTACGAGTCTTCTCATGATAGAAATAAGTACCAAACATTAATTCAGCTCCGGATCACCAAATGGGTTAACTTCACTGAAGTCCATAAAGTCATCTGATCCAACACTAAAGTCGGTGTTTTGTTCGTTCTCTGACAACCTATTCTCTTCGCTCTTTGCAGTCACATACAATCCAGTAAGTTTATTAGTAGTACTATTTATGATAGCTACATCAGTGATAAATTCATGGTATTTACCATCATCTGCACCAACGTGAGCTAAGTACAAATACCTTGCCGAGTCAAGGGCAGAATCCATCTTATAACCAGTTACTTCACCTCTGATTATGGTGTTAGCTAACTGTTGTTTAATATTATCTCCGACAGTGTATGCACTATCAACAGTGTTAGTACCAGTGAATGATACTGCTGGTGCAGTTACATATCCCCAACCAGAATCTACGACTGTTAGACTGTCGACATGGCCAAATGAATCAATAGTGCAGGTCGCAGTAGCTGGACCAAAATCGAATGACTCAATAAACACTGGTACTTTATTAAAATAATAAGATCTCGAAGAGTCAGGTACTCTTTCTGATTGTGGCAGACTCAGACTATTCGCGATAGTATCACGAGTAAATGTAATATTGTCAATATTTCCAATAAAACTATTGTTGTAGTTTACTAATCCTACAGGGGCAGGAGCAGTATTCAATGGATCGTGACCGATCTTTAATATATCTCCGCTATCAAGGATAAATTTATTACCGACACTTAAATCATATGCATGTACTGTACCGGCGTTGCTATCGATATTGATGCCTATTTGTTCACGAATGATTTCAACATGCACAAATTGCCATTGTCCTGCAACAAGTGGTCGAGTAGTATTATATTTTGTCTGAGTACTATTTGACCCAGGATCTTGTACTGATGGATCTACTGAGGCTGATAGACCAACATAGCCGCTCGAATCCATGAATATTCTAAAATTACTACCATAGACAAGGGTTGATTGTCCTATAGATGTAGGTAAAATCCAAAATGCTATTTCATGCGGATTTGAATCTTCTCCATAGTTTTCTAAGAAAGTAAAGAGAGAATTACTATTCGTCGTTGTGGTACTATGTAAGAGACTCGAATACCCAAACTTAAATACACCACTGTCGATATCAGCAAACGCTGAACTATCCCAATATGGTGGTTCAATGCTTACTAATGGTGCTGCATTATAATAACTACCACTATCAGTGATCGCTAGTTGATTTACTCTTCCTCTAATTGGCATCTTCAATACTCGCTATTGCTTGAGCATCACGTGGAGGGTCAAGTGTTAAAACGTGTGTATACGCATAGTCTCTTTCGATACCATCGATAGCATCGTTATCTGTGTCAAAGTCTTCACCGTTATATTCGAACAACTGACACCGTAATTTAAAGACTGGAATATCTTCTATCTGGTAGAATGGCTGCTCGTGCTCGACATGATTAATTTGGAACATCTTATTTGTGAGAGGCAAATAAATGAGATCACCTTCTTCAGGTCGAACAGATGTCATCTCATTATCATAACGTTTTACTTGTTGAGTCCATCTACGACGGGATACAACAAACGTTGCTTCGTCTCTAATCTCTACACCAAATCTTGTAAATAGATCACCTTCTCCATCAAAACCCATCATAGTCTCGATATACATCTCAATCTTATGAGATGAATTATACGATGATTCTACATCCGCACCTAGTATAGTGTCATAGTTGACAATATCTCTGGGAATATAGTACACATCTTGTCCATAGATCTGGAGAGCCTCAACGACGAGGTCTTCATACAAATCCATTTCAGATTGTATCTTTTGCGAGAAGTAGAAATTGCGAGCCATATTATCCTACCATCAATGGTGGCGGGAATGAGAAATCTTCGTGGATTCTTTCTTTTAGCTTTTCGATCTCATTTGTCGCATCATCATAAAGTTGTCTACCATTAAATGTAACACCACCGGGCAATTGTAATCCCTCAAACTTAATTAGGTTTTGGCCCCATTGTTGTTTGATCAAGGCTGTTGAATATTCTTTCAACCACCAATCATTCCACACTGTAGTATTGCTAGTAGCTACGAGTTGATAGACGTCAAATATAATATACTCACCCACTTGGATATCACCATCAATAAAGTCTCCATGAATATATATCCTATCTTCATGACGCGACCATTGAATTTGTGGAAGACCATTCAACTTCATGTCAAGCATAGACAAGTACTGTTGCATTTGCTCGTAATAAGCTAGGTCACCAGCAAAGTTTTGTAAGTCAGCGATGTCATTGAGCATCATTTGATATTTGATATCAAAGAAATTAAATGAGGTACCGAATGAAGATGAAAGAGGAATCATCTTGTTCACAAACAAAATATTCTGTGGAATACTAATATATTCGTTTGTCGCGTCAACTTGAGTTACTTGATGTTTATAGAAGGTACGTAACGTGGCATCGAAGTGATACTCTTGCCAATACTGCAAAGCCTCATCGATACGATCTTCTATTTGATCTTCATCAACATTGATTTCTAAGACTGGATCTCCAAGCTTTCGCTTGCAGTAGTCGATCAAATCTTGTCTACTTGCCGGTGGTGCCATGAAATAGCCTCCAGTGTGTTAAAATCTACTGAGACTATTTATATGTTTTTTTATTTAAACTTCAGACCATATCAGTAAGATATCTCTAAATATCTTGTTTGTCCTTCAACTTGCATACCACGAACTCGATTGAATTATATCATTACCAATCCAATCTTTTTGAGATGAACTAAAGACGTTGTTTGAGTTTCCTTTTACAAAATACCAAGTACATCCGTATTGAAACAATCCAGTCCAAAGATATAAATTATCACTGGTATTGTATCTATTAAATGTACCGTTATTAAATGTACCATTGTCATTAATAGATTTTAATTTTGGAACCATGGTTACATAAAACCATTCACCGGTACCGCCTTGACTAGTATATGCCCAGGAAATATTGCCAAATGGCACAGCATAGGTACTATAGCTATTCACTTGTGTAGAACCGTCTGATCCCAAATTGCCGTGTGCTCCACTAGAAAAATAAAAACTAGAATTGGTACATGCAATATCCAGTTTAAACATGCCAGTTGCTACCCATCCTTGTTTTATATAAAAACTCTGGCCAAGAAGAGTATAAGGTTGGGTGTAAACATTACCGATAGCCGAATTAAGGGCATATATTGGAACATATTCCGCCGCGGCAGTATTGCTCGTTACATAAAAATTACCAAATCCATCAAACCAATCTCCTCCCCAATCGTTCCAGTAAAATCTTGATCCAGTCGGAGATATACTTTGTGAATGATAATTCTGAGAACTATTTAGTGTTATAGTACTAGAAGTATAAGTCATATCTTTAGTAGCATCTATTGTATAGAGAGTACCACCTTGTGTGTTTGTATATCCTCTAGAAAGTAAATACTGGCCAGCAGAAGCAGATTTTCCATAAAACTGATTCATAGAAATAGTACCACTTGCTGGAATACCAGACGCGGCACTATAATATTCACTCAATGAGATAGGATTTGACCCACCAAATTCAGTTTGGATTTGAGATAGAGAAATTGCTCCTGAGGATTGTAAAGGCATTATTCACCCTTCAACTTTTTAATTTCTGCTTTCAGTTCTTCGATCTGCTTTTGTTGTTCTTTAATCGCTTCGATAAAGTATCCTGACAATCCACTATAGTTTACAGAATAATAGTCATGTTCTTCGTGTACTAGTTCTGGTGCAACTTCAAGCATCTCTTGAGCAATGACACCAGTACCTTGTTGTCCATCTTTTTCAAATGTAACACCACGCATCTGAGTAACTTTATCAAGACCAGAAACAGTTTCAACATTTGTCTTGAGTCGTGCATCAGAGTATGCAGTAACGTTCCCAGACATGGTCAATGTACCACCGTTCATAGTCATATAACTTCCGACCTGAAGATAATTGATCATACCAGTACTAGATCTGGCGCCAATAATACATTGATTTGAACTTGATGTGCCTGTTGGTTCAGCATTATAACCAAGAAGAACATTGTAATTACCATTCAAAGTAGTGCCCGATTGATATCCTATAGACGTATTATATGCACCGCTGCCAGTGTAACCAGCCTCATACCCAATACCAATATTGTAGTTGTTGCTAGTATTATAACCAGCCTGATATCCAATTGATACACTACCAGTTCCGTTACTTCCAGTATATCCTGTTCTAAATCCTATGCAAATTCTATAATCTGCTGAAGCATCCTTCCCTGCCTCATGTCCAATGTTTAATGAATAAGATTTATTTTGTCCATTATACATAGATTGATAGCCGATCGCGATCGCACTGACCCCGTATCCATTTTGTGCGGCAGATTGGCCAATATAAACCCCATTAGTACTATTTGCACTATTCGAATGGCCATACGCCGCACTGCCTACTACTGTATTTCCAGATCCACCAGTTATTGATTCACCAGCCGCAAGGCCAATTGCCACATTTCGATTACCACTAGTTAGAGCGCTAAGAGTACGATCACCAATCGCTATGTTATCAGTCCCTGTAACACCCGCAGAAAAAGCTGACGCAGATTGGTAAGACCATATATTATCGCTAGCATCATTATCAAATGTGCTACTGACATTACCCATTCTTGCTTGAACATAATTAGAGTCAATGAGTGTAGTTACTTCATCTGAGTCAACTGATATAGCTCTGATATCAGCATTTGTTCGAGTAAGAGATATAACTTGTGCAGAGTCAAGCACTGTAATGTTTTTATTAGCTACAGTAACAATAGATGCAGAGTCGACTTGACCGTCAGACGTGATTACTTCTTCGGCCAGCGCGCGCCTTAAATAAGTAGCTAAGCTTCTAGACTTACTAAAGCTTCGAGTCCATGGAGTATAACGTCTTGCCATTTTTAATTCCTTTTACCTAACTTATTATCATGCTTCATAGATGTATGCTGCACCTGTATCAATAGTAGCGCCGGTGTGACTGAGCCATTCACCAACAACAACATAACCAGCATCACTGCTGATTCCTACTGACATACCAAATCTATAATTTGCATCAGCAATAGATGATGTAAGTTTTCTAAGTTGTGTCCAAGTTGAACCAGATCTTTCAAAAATATAAGCAGCACCCTCACCACCATTTTTCATCATCGCACCAACAATAATATAAGATGCATCAGAATTAATCGCCACTCCCTGACCAAATTGATCAGCTGCTGCTGCATCAGATGCAGTTAGTTTTTGCTGTTGTGACCAAGTGGAACCTGATCGAGTAAAGACATATGCTGCACCAGCAGCATTTATTGGATCACCAGCGCCACCGTCTTCACCATATGATCCAACAATAACATAAGATCCATCAGGATTTATTGATACTGCACGGCCAAACCCATCACTTGTTTGTAAATCAGATGATACTATCTTTTGTTGCTGCGACCAGGTAGAGCCAGATCTTGTGAAAATATAAGCTGCACCAGCATTAAGGCTAGCCGTATCCTCACCCCATGCACCAACGGCAGCATAAGTGGCATCAGAATTGATTGAGACCGAAAATCCAAAATTGGCAGATGACGCGGCATCAGATGCAACTAATTTTGCTTGTTGTGTCCATGTGGAACCTGATCTTGTAAAGACATAAGCTGCACCAGCATCATAAGTTCCTCCATTATCTGCGTACTGTGTGCCAATAATAACATAAGAACCATCTGAACTGATTGATACTGACTCACCAAATGAAAACGAACCGGTATCAGAAACAGTATCTGATGCTTGTATTTTTTGCTGCTGTGTCCATGTAGAACCTGATCGTACAAAAATATAAACTGCACCTTTATTACTACCACCAGTATCCTCATAGGGTGCAGCAACAACAGCATAAGTGGCATCAGAATTTAGTGCAGCTGCAATGCCAAGATTGACACTTTCTGCTGGATCGGATGCAACTAATTTGGCTTGCTGTGTCCAAGTGGAACCAGACCTAACATAAACATATGCAGCGCCTGCGGTGGCAAAGCCGGAGACAGTATGGTCACGAGCACCAGCAATAACATAAGATGCATCATCGTTTATGGCCACTGACCAACCAAAATATCCAGAGGTTTGGGCATCCGATGCAATTATTCTGCTTTCGGTGGGTGTTGCAGACCAATCTGGACCAAATGATAAGGTAAATGTAGATAGCGCAGATGCAATACCGATACCATCAGTTGCTTGGAAAGTAATTGTAAATGTTCCGATGTCACCACCAGCACTATCAGTAAGTGGAGTAATAGTAAATACTGAACTATCTTGACTCAATGTTGCGATACCATCCATTCCACTATCAGTCGCAGAATATGTTACTACCTGCCCATCACTGTCTTGAGCAACAAGTGTAATAACTGTTGGGGTTAAATCTGTTGCTAGTGCATATGTTGCATCAGGTCCAGATGTGAATGTCGGTGTAGAATTGATTAGTGCAACATTATACCAACCCGAACCATTTGAGATATAAAGCCTACTATTGCTTGTGACGAATGCTTGATCACCCGCTGTTAATCCAACAGTTGGAAGCAAGCTCGGTGTAGCATAAACTTCAACTCCACCAGCTCCAGCATCTTCTATGCTTGTTAATCTAATCGATGATAATGTTGTCATATTAGTTCTCTATGAGTATCCAACCTTGAGTTGCGTTATAATAGACCAGTCCAATGCCTGCTCTATCAGTATTTATGATTAGATCTGTAGCCGATCCTACGATATTATGTCCGTTTCGAGCAACAGTAATATTGTTTGTAGATGCATTTCCAGTTGCATCGATGATTCGAATCTCATCGCCCATTACTGCTGATGCTGGTAGTGTGACAGTCTTTGCTGTAGATGATATATCTAAGAATAGTCTATCTCCGGCGACAGCCTGATAAGGAGTAGCTGGTGTTTCTTTCCAATCTCTTAGATCATTCTTAATAATAGTAGCCGATGTCTGATCATATGACATGATCTTGACTTCGTCACCGATATTGGCACCTTGTACAAGGGTGAGTATCTTATCAGTTGTAGCGGTATAATCATTCACATTATCGATAAGGATACCGTTGATAAACACCTGATTGTCAGTAGTGTTATATGTGAAGCTAGCAGAATCTCTATCAAGTCCAGTAAATATTGTCTGACCAGAGTCAGCGATAAATGTGAATGTCGTAAGAGCTAATCCAGGATTTGAGAATGCACTTACAAAGAGATCATCGCCTGAGTCGAGAGGGTTTGTCAGGGTAATAGTAGTACCATCATTAGCAGTATAGTCAACATTTGGACTTAGCATGATACCATTGAGGTGCACCTGTAAGGCACCAATTGGATATACTAAACCGCCACCACTGATTAATGATTGACCTGAATCAGCCACATACTCAAAGATCTTGACAGTTGGGCTGATGATATTACCAAACTTATTGGTAACAGAGAGGAAATCATCAGAATCAGCTGCATCAAGGAGAGTTACTGTAGATGCATTATAGTTATAGTCGTTACCATTAGAGAGTAACAGACCATTCAGGTATACATCAACTGTGCCTGACAAGTTAAGTGCAAGTGTAGTTGAGTTATCATCAGCACCAGTAAATACTGTCTGACCAAGTGTAGCACTATATTCATATGTGCTTTGTCCTATGGCCTTTACATCATTTGATACTCTACCAATTGTTTCTATTACTTGAATACTGTACCCAGCATCTGCGCCTGTAGTAAGAGTAATTGCATCTGTAGTGGCTGTATAGTCATCACCTTGAATAAGCAAGATACCATTCAGATATACCTCAATATTATCAACTTGTACAGAGAGGGTATTTCCGAAGTTATCAACGCCGCTGAAGATAGTTTGTGCTGCTGTCGCGGTGTATGAATACTTGTTAATTTCAAGAGTACCACGAGCAAAGACTGTTTGTCTTGCTTGAACATAATCTGAATCAACTGCACCTAAGACGATCGATGTAACAGCAGCTGAGTCTACTGACCCTCCTCCTGGTGGTGTATATCGAATCAGGGTTATACGATCACCTGAATCGGCTGCAAGTGTAAGGGTGATATGACTTGAATCAGTCATTGTGAAGTCATCTGAGTCAATCAACAATATACCATTTAGGTATGCGTTGATCTCGTTACCGACGATATCATATGATAACAATGATCCATTAATGTCTGAGTCACCGAACACTGTCTGTCCAGCAGTCGCTATGTACTGGTACTTATCGACAGTAAGTCCATCAGCAACTCCACCTGCACCTCCACCACCAGATGCAGTAGAGTTGATGGTGATAGTATCTGTACCTGCATCAGTAGTGATCGTGATATTTGATCCAGCTACGAGTGTTAATGTGTCGGTAGTAGTGTCAGCTTCTACGTTACTCTGACCTGCAACAGCGATAGTAGTAAATGCATTACCACCCCCGCCTCCGCCTCCGGGTGCGCGGGCAATAATGTATGCAGAATCAATAAGAGTGAAGACAGTAGCAGAATCAACGCCAGTCTCGATAGCACTTATGAGTGTATTTACTTCAGCTTCAGTAGTAAACAATACATCTGCACTCGATGAATCGAGGTGAGTGACCTTCGAATTGATAAACGCTGCATTAACAACAGTGTTAATTCGAGAGTCTACTTTCGCGTCAGTGTAATAAAGGTTTGATGTGCCTTCTGTAAGATTATCTGTAGTAAATCCAGTTAAGTTACGTGATTGTGCAGAGATAGCATTACCCATATATGCATGGGCACCGCACTGATAATGTAGCACATTTGGAGTGGCATCTGTTACATCGAGAAGGACATGAGCTCCAGCGTTACCAGCAGTACCGACTACAGTAACTCCTGTGGTATAGGCTGAGTTCTTGGCAGCATCATAGAAGAATTGAAGTGGGTGACCATTGTTTGATCCATCTGACTGGTCAAACTTATAAGTCTGGCCAGGTTGTAGAACAAGGAATGGGGCTTCATCACCATTAATCGTATAGCTACTTGTGCTACCTTGGCCTTTATAACGATGATCGTCTGTCTTAGCATCAACAATGACAGTGAAGAGACTAGTATCAGAATCATGAGTATAAGAAAGATGATCAAGCTTTGTTACAGCCTGAGTCTCGATCTCAGCATCAAATAATGCCCTAATTTGTGTAGCATTAAGGATAGATGGCGTGCTAGTGAAGTTAGTGTAGTCAAGATAGAATGCACTATTATTTCCATCAAGAGTATCAGCGTCGACGTTGAGTGCATTTACAAACGACTGATTTACAGTTGTCTGAATTTGGCTGATAATATTCGGTGTATTACTAAAGTTATTATAATTTAGATAGTATGAGCTATCATGACCGCCAAGTGTAGTAGCCTCAAGTGTAAAGGCATTAACATAATCAGAATCAACTGTCGATTGAACAATAGAGATGACAGCAGCAGAGTCTGTTGCGCTTACTCGTAGATTAATATATGCACTGTCAATGAGGCTGAGTGTATCAGTCGAGTCATATGTCGTATAACCAGCATCGTTAGTAAACTGACTTACATTTGTAGGAGCTCCAGTTAATGAACCGTATTGTCCATCAAACGCATCAGTAATACCATATCCTGCAATCGTAGTTGGCGTGCCAGTAAGGCTAGTGAATGCGAAGTCTTGCGGTGTCTGTCTTAGTTGAACATATGATGAGTCGATAAGTAATATTGTACCAGCCGCATCGAGTGAACGTCCACCAATATATGCTGAATCGATCAAGCTAAAGATAATTGATGAATCAATGAGGTTGTAGGCCACGTTTTCTGCAGCTAATTTGATCTCTGCACCGCTGTGTCTGTTAGTAAACCTAAATCTACCAGTATGTTCTTCGATCTTTAGGTTACCAAGTACAAGTGTATTTCCACTGAGATATAGGTCGCGCCAGAAGTTGTTCGAATCACCAAGATCGTATGTAGCATTCGCTGATGGAATGATATGACCGTCTACACTGGTGAGATCAATAGGAGGTGATATAGCTGCAACGTATGCAGAGTCAATGATGCCAATCACAGCAGCCGAATCAATACCCACGTTATTGCCAGTTAACTTAGCAACAGTAAGTAAGTTACCAGAATCGGCAGCAGTAGTAAGTGTTACCTTATCACCATTGGCGATAGTATAGTCTGCAGCTGCAAGTAAGATACCGTTGAGATAGACAGTAATCTTATCACCACTGAACTGTAAGTCTTGTGAATAGTTATCAAGACCTGTAAATTCAGTCTGACCTGGTGTTGCAGTAAACTCGTATAGTTTATTTACAAGTGGCGCATATGTACCTGTGTTACCACTCAATGTTTGGATGTCAATGACCGCACCGGCAAGTGCACCTGTGGTGAGAGTAATTCTATCACCAGCAGCATTTTGTGTATAGTCAAGGGTGTCAATAAGTAACAGACCGTTCATATAGACGTTTACACGACCTTGAGTATAACTCAAGGTTGCTAAATTATCATCTGCGCCTGTAAATATTGTCTGACTTGAAGTAGCGGTGTAGACATAGTGTCTCTGTTCAATAGCCTGTGCACCAGTATCATTACCGTCAAATTTAGTAATGATAAGTACGTCACCAGAATCAGCTGCAACATTAAGGGTAATTGACTCACCATTCGCTGCAGTGTAATCAGACTGAGCAAGCAATAAACCGTTTAGATAAACATGAACTTTATTGATATAATATGAAAGAGTAAGTCCGTTGTCGTCGATACCGTCAAAGAAAGATTGACCACTGGCTGCAGTATATTCATAATTTGTAGTTTTGAGCTCTGTAGCTGTTACCAGTATTTGTCTTGCTTGTACATAGTCGCTGTCAACGTCAGTTAAGATAATACCAGAGACTGTAGCCGAATCTGTACCAGCCGCGACCCTAGCATTCACATATGCAGAGTCAATGAGTTGGATGATAGCACCTGAGTCTACACCAGATTGTCTCGCTTGAACATATGCAGAATCAATAAGCGCAATTGCTTCGGCCGAATCAAGAGCATCAGTAAGATAGCCAGCGTCGTTGGTAAATGCGCTAACATTTGTTGGTGCACCTGTAAGGGAAGCATATGCGAAGTCTTGAGGTGTCTGCCTTAGCTGGACATATGCCGAATCTACATGAGCAGTAACACGGGCGTTTGTATAATATTGATTTGAACCTTCGGTAAGATCACTCGTTG